TTGTCTCCTATGCTGGCTGCTCAGAATGTACTTTTGCAGGACGACCTCTTTTCTTAGGCATCTCCTGTCTGTCAGAGAACATCTTCTCCAACACTTCTAAGCGATCCCATTTCGGCTTGAGGTAATTGTCTACGCTCCTGAGGAGAGTCTGGAGTTCGTGGTCTGTTAGCATTTTCTTTCCCTTTGATTTCTCTTTGCTTAAGGAGAGTCTGTGCCGTCTTTAAACGACGATCAAACTCTTTATCTTCGCCATCACCTTCTTTGAGATTTCGAGTAATAGCGTTAATGAGATCAATTTGTAGCTCTTTTGGTATTGTATCCGCTTCAACAGCCAGTTTCACCGCCCTGGCCCCAGATTCCTGAGATTGTGCCGTTAATGCCGCAGTTTGTGAATTTGTTAACTCAATCTGAGACTGCTGTACTGCCATCGCCATTTGTTGCTCTTCTGGGTTAGGCTCCATAGCTTTCTGCATAGCCGCCATAAGATCTTCACGGTTCGACAGGTTCATATTGTCAATAATAGACTCAACCAACGTAGCGTAGAGCGGAGAGTCTTGCTGCATCGTCTGTAGCAACTGAACTAACTGTGTGACCTCGTACTCTCTCGCTATAATGCCCAAAGTACTGCTGGCGTTGAACTTGTAGTCAGCAACAGGATAGCTCTCAGGGTCAAACTGCATGTAACGATAAGCTGCTTTCTTTACGAAAGGTATTAAGAAAGACTGCTGGAAGTTAATCAGGGTGCGTTTATGCCGCTTGATAATGGCCCCAAGGGACATTGAAATCCCTGCCGCCGTAGCTTCGCCGTTTACCTGCCCCGCAATTCCCGCTGAGTCTACTGCGCCAGTAGCCTGTTGCACCATTTGCTGCAAGGACGCTGCCTGATTAAACGTAATTGAGTTAACCTGACCGAAATTAAAGGGCTGTAGGACTTCTCTGGGATCACCGCTGGTGAGGATTATCTTCCCTGGGCGTACTTCAGGTTTAGCACCTCTAGGTAGTCTTGTCGCGTCTACGGCTAACATGGGGTGTACTGTGAGGCTCAAAGCGTCGATCCTAGCTCTTAACTCTGTATCAAGGGCTTTCTGAGAGTTATAACCCTTCTCGCATACGCCTCGACCCCAGAACCTGCCTGGAACAACATCCCAAGGAAAGGCGATAACAGGACGATCCTGCATCATATAAGGGTTTGCTTCCGCTTTTAGCAGAATACCACCATTGGCAACAACGACAATGGCTTCAACGTACCTTGAATTTTCTATTTCTTCAGAAAGCTCTTCTATCTCTTCGTCCAAAGCATCTTCAAGCATCTCCCTTGGAACCAAGCCGTAATATTTAGTCAGACGCACCTTGTCATCATGGTAGATAGTAAGGTCACGATCTGGCTCTAAGTCCGTGTCTGGAGAAGCCAAACCAACATAAACATCCCTATAAACGCCCTGCTCTTGAAGTAACTCTACCTGATGAAGACTGACAAACTCATCAATAGCAACACCCATAGCTTCGTCAACAGATGTTGAAACAGGGTCAATCAGAAAGTTCTGTGGCATGACAGGTCTTAACTTAACCTTAACCCTTTCCTGTATATTGACACCGACTGCTTGTAGGTCGCCGCCCATAATAGGTTCTGATGCAGGAACCATTTCTTTCATTTCTTCGATAACCAGCTCACCAACACCCGTACCAAAAACAGCAGCGTTGATTAAGCACTCTGCTACCGCCTTACGAACTTTACAGTCCTCAAAGTCTTCAGCGAGCTTGTTTCTCAGGAATTGAACATCTTGAGGCTGGGTATCTCCTAGATTATCTGAGACATCAAACCACTTACCACGACCAAAGGTAGCCTCTTCAAGCTCCGCAACACTGGATTCAACAGCTTGCTGTAAGGCAGGAGATATAATCCTTGATCGCTCTGAAACCCTTTCGCTATCAGCAGAATCCCAAATACCACGCCAAAGTCTGTAATATTCGTCGAATCGGTCAGAATAATTAGACTCGTAATGATTTCGCCAATCATCACACTTGGTAATGACCCAGGATTCAATAGATTGCTCTACTAAGAGCGGGTCTACTTCGTATAACTCACTCATGCCGATCTCCGTTTAGGCGCATGCCAGTGCTGGTTTACAAAGGCAGTTTGCATCTTTAAACCCCTGTAGTTGCGCTCTTCCTTGTATACCCTCTTCGGGTAACAGTCATTGCACCATTCTTTTAAAGGGTCATCAGTCATTGTGAGGCTATTTGAACATACAGCATTACTGCATACTAACTCTTTCATTTAATACCCCGCAATAACGTCCAGTATCTCTAACTCTTCAAACTCAAACTCGTTAATCCCGTAAGGAACCTGAGCAAGTTGGTCAATATAACTTAATGAGTCTACTAAGTCATCATGGGTTAGCGGATCAGGAAACTGAAACAGTTCATCAAGAAACTGAATATTCCAATCACCCTTGCCTAATGAAATAACCCCGTTTTCAAATCTGCCCTGTAACGACCACATAATACGGTCTGTCTTCTTGCGGTTGCCGTGGGTTAACTCAACCACTCTGAAAAACTTGTTATATTTCTTCTGCATGTCTATTAACGGCGACATGACCGCTTGCTTGGCAATACCCCGCTCAATACCTACAGAGACAGGATCGTACTTATCAACAACATTGAATATCTTCTGGGCTGTTTCCTTGAGATCCCATCTGCCGTGAATAATCTCCTTAACATGCCAATCCCCATTGTCCGTTACCATCACCACGGAAATCGCTGTATTATCAAGCCTTGAGTTCTTGGAACGCTTCTTGCCTACCTCCTCAAAGCCAGCAAGGTCGATAGCAATGTAATAATCACCCACCTCCGGTTCAGTCCCGTACTTAATCCACTCTTCCTTAAACATCTCTGAGCCTCGGGCCTCAAAAGACGCTAGGAATTCCTGTCGGAAAGCATATGAGGACATCGACTTCTTAGCCGTATCAATCTCTTCGGGGTCTAACAGAGGGTTGTCATAGGAAGTGTAGTGCCAGGTCTTGTAAGTCGGGTCATCGCCTAACTCGCCATACTTATAAAGGTCATAAAAGTGATTGCGACCAATGGGAGTCCCAATGAACATGGCTGAACCCTTCTGGTCAGTCAACGCAGGTCTGAGAATCTGCTCAAAGACTTCAGGCTTCATGTCGGCGTACTCATCCAACACAAGGAACTTGAGAGATACCCCACGCATTGTCTCCGGTCGGTCAGCGCCCTTGAGACTGATAGTCGCTCCATTAATGAGCTTGATCTGCAAATTATTGATATGTGACCCTGAAATGACCGGATGGCCCAATTCCAAGAGGGTTTGCCACATAATATCCCTTGCCTGACCCTGAGTCGGCGCAACATAGAATACATGACCTTTATCAGCCTGAAGGGCGTTAACAATAAGCATCCACGCCGCTAATCGGGACTTGCCTGTACGACGACCCGCTGCTACGACCTTGAATCTGGTGGTATCGCTCCAGACATCTTTCTGCCAGGGAAGTAATTCAATGTTTAAATCAACCTCTGACATAAACAGATACTCTGAGATCGTTGTTTTCATCCATCAGTTAATAACTCCCATCTTTTGGTCTTATGTAGCGGATATACCGCTTACCATCCTTCGTCTTGCTCTCTAGCAACCCTTGCGCCAAGGCCAATTCAATCCTTTCAGTCACGAATGAACCCTGTGCCACGGGTCACCTTTCTCATACCCGCTGATACTAATCCACCTGTATCCAGCTTCGTGCCTGGCGATCACCCACCGCCGTCTGTTGTCCAAAATCCATCCCTCGACTTCTAAAACAAGATGGTACTCGTCTGTTTCTGTTTGACAAAAAACGAGTCGATTAGGGATTTGCAATTTGCGACACTGATACCTGCAAGCCAGTGCGTAACCATCACAATCATCTTTGAATGTTCGCTTCTCTGCATCATCCAGTGACTCAAGTTCATCTGATGAAACCCAGTGTTCAGGGACTCCCCGTTGCTCGATGTCGGAGGTGTAATTAAATCGCCAATCAACGTAGTCACTGATCGCTTGAAGGTCTTCTTTTTTAACAGTCAACGCCGCGCTCCCTGCCCTCAATACAACCTATCGGGGGGGATACCTCTGGCCCTGTCTCAAACGG